CCTTCCCATTTCCATTTCATCCTTTTTCAATTAGTTTAAACTTGTTTATAAAATCTTCTTTTTCTCTATGGTATTTAACTTTACCAAATTTCTCAATATAACTAATTACTTCTTTCCATTCACCGTTAATTTTAGCTAATCCAGTAACATCTACAACTGTATAATCTTTATCTTTATAGCTAACAGTATCATATACTTTAAAGGGTCTAAAGAATCTAGGAATTACTTCTCTTGCTCTTTTCTGTACATAACTAGGAATAATAAGTTGTTCTTTATTATCAATAAAAGATAGTTTTAAATCATTCCAAATTGCAGGTTTAGAATATCTTTCTCCTTTTTCAGCAAGTCTCATTAAATAAAACCTATCATTATCACTATGATAAAGTTCATAATTTAATATTTTAAATACTAGTTTCATAATTACATAAACATTCCTGTTCTCCAATTAATAGTACTAAATATATTAGGCATTTCTTTTTCTAATTCTTCTCCAATAAGATTAGCTATAATTCTACATTCTTTTTGAGCATGGTCATCACATCTAACATTTAACAAAGTTAACCAACTTCTTAAAGTACCATTAAAACTCATTATAGTAGTAGTACAATTAGGAAGAATAAATCTAGCACATTCTTTTGCTATACCTAAATCTAAACCTTCTTGATATATTTCAAGAATATCATTTAATAATTTAGCAACTTTACCTAAATATTCATTGTATTTTTCTGCTACTTTAATACCTTTATTTTCTATAAATTCATCAACAACAATAGTTTCAAAAGCATTAGAAGAAATTTTAGAATGTTGAATAACAGAACCAATAATTTCAGCACTAGATTGTCTATTTTTAGAATGTTCTAATCTAAATTCAATTGGTTCTAATCCAATACTTTTACTATATCTTAAACTATGTTCTTGAGGTTTAATAGAAGCATGACGTAATAATTGTCTTCCTATACTTAAAGATGTTTCTATTTCAAATACAAAGTTTATCATATCTAATGGAGAAACGTGTTTATTATCCATGAGGTATTTTATAAGTTTACCATTATCTTCTTTAATAATACCATGTCTTGCAATAGCTGATACTATTTCTTCAGAATTTAATTCTTCATATTTACCTACTCCAGTTGTCTTTGCTACTAATTGTACATTCATAATATATTATTTTGTTTAATTTTAGACCATATAAAACCACCTGATGATTTAGATTTACCAACACAATTATTAGTAATAGCTTTTCTGTTAATATTTAATTGTCTGCTTGCTTCTGTAGCAGATTTATAAGATTTAATATAATCTCCTGTAACTTTATTATATTGATAAACTCTTACTTGTACAGGAGATTTATAACCATTTTTATATTTTTCTTTTAGAGAATTTCTCATTTTCTCTATCATTTCAGGACTTCTTGGTATTCCTGATAAAGCATATCTAACTTTTTCAATATGTTCTTGTGACTTAGGAACTCCTTTTAATCTTTTAGATATATTTTCACAAAATTCTTTAGACTTTTTAACACCTTTTAATTTTCTACTTATTACTTCATAATTTCCTGTATTACCTCCTTCACCACCTTTTGATATATTATAACCTATTAATGGATTATTAGCATCTAATTCTTTAATCCAAAATATTTCTCTTTTACATAAATCTTCTTTATTATCACACCATTCTATTATTTCTTTTTTAAAATTAGTTCTACCATATTTTTGAATAGCTCTGTTTAAATAAATACCAGAACCTAAATACCAATTATCATCTCTTTTACGATAAACTCTTTTACCTATATAGAATTTACCATTAATTAAATTTGTAGTTTTATATATGTACATAATATTAAAGTTTAATACAAATATAATCATTTTTTGATAAGCAATTGGAATAATTTTTAATATTTTTTAATCACCTACTATTTGTGTGTTAATTTTTGTCTTGTTCATAATAATTATTTATTTTCCCAAATTAAACTATGATTTGAATATACTTCTACAGTTGTATTATAATCATTATCTTCAACTGCGATTTCGTTTTCTGTATCATATAATATTTCAGACTCTTTAAATCCTAAATCATCATCAATTACATTATCTAAATCATTAGTTTCTTTTAACGTATCAACAATATTATTCATATTGGCATCATCTGAAAAATGCAGTCTTTTCCAAATAGTTATTTTATAGTCTATATAATTCATAATATATTTTATTTTTTATCTTCTAAAGTTATTACTGTTATAGGTACATTTTTTACACAATCTGCACAATAATATTTACAGCTACAATTAGTGTAATCATAAACTTTTTCTTTTGATTTCATTCTTTTTCATCTGTGTCTATTCCTTCTTCTTGTTCTACAAAAGAAGTAAATTCTTCTAATTCATCAGTTGATAAATAGTGAAAAATATGAGTAATTAATTTATCTGCATCATCAGATATATAATTATCTCTATTTAAAGCATTTACAATTTTAAATCTAAGTTCTTTTTTATTTGCCATATTTATATAATTTTAAAATGAATTAACATTTTTCTTACTTCTTCTATTAAATGATGAATGTCAGAATTATTATCAATTACATAATCAAATTCTGCATTATCAAGTGCTGTTTCTGATTCATGTTGACTTTCGTTTTGACAATTACAATTAGGGTATACACACTCTCCATTTACATCTTGTTGATTGCATTTTGTCTTATCAATTCTATTAATTCTAATTACAATACCATTTCTTTCTTTAATATCTTGAAGTTCATTAGGAAATCTAACATCAGTAATAATCCAATTAGGATACTCAACTTTAGGAAAACCTTTTGTTATATTTTTATCAATTATTGTTTTTGATTGATAATCAGCAAATAAAGCATTTACCCAAATATTATTTAATAGTTTATCTCTAAATAAATCAGTACCAATAAATTGCATTAATTCTCTTGGTGTAAATTCATGTTTATATGCAGTTTGCCAATTAACTCTATATTCTTCTTCATACTTTTCTTTAGAACATTCTTTGTTAATCATTTGAGTTATTTTAATATCTCCTTTATAAATATGTTGAAAACCATCAGCATACCCATATCTTATCCAATCTTTTCCTAATGGGCTAGATTTAAACTCTTGGTCTTCAAGTTGTTCTACTGTGCAACCTATAAGAAGTGCAACTATTTGTTTTAATTTAGCTGCAAAAGATTTTTGTTGCCATCCGCTAACAGCATTTAGTTCTTTAACATCATAACTATTTAATAATTCAGGTTTAAACATATAATCAAAACTATCTTTAGGATTTTCAGTTGATAGTTTTTTATTAGCTATTAAAAGTTGAATTATAGATGCTACAGTTGATTTTCCTGATTTAATCTTCCCCGACAATGCTAGTATCATAATACTTCAATTTTATATCGTAAATACTTTTTTCTTCTTTAGTTAATAACTTCCATAGAGTTTCAAAATCTTTGTTAAAATTATGAGTAGGCCATATAAGGTCAGCTAACTCTAATTTAGCTCTAGCTAATCCAGTATTACAATACTCTTTTAGTGCTTTAACAAAATGAAGTTTACTTTGTCTTTTTACTGCTTCTTCTAATCTATTTTTTAATTGTTGTTTTGTCATTTTGATTTATAAGTTTAATTTCATTATATTCTTTTACATAGTTATCAAATATAATAGCAGCAGTTTCTAAGTCATCATTAGTTACTTCTTCTGCTTCTATCCAATTTAATTCTGGATATTTATTTTTTAATTCTTCATAAGTCATATTACATTTTTATAAGTATTAATATTTTTAAATAAAAATTCATCTAATTCTTGTAATGTACTAAACTGTAAAGTAAAAGATTTTTGACTTTGTATGGGATTATTATCATCAGTATGACCAGGGCTAAACCAAAAACCTTCAATATAACCATAATAATATTCATTTACTGTTCTTTCATCGGGTCTTATTCCATAACCTTTACATATTTGTACTTGATGATTAGGAAACAATCTTTGTAATTGATTGACCATTTGTATCATCTTAACATTAATATCTATGTTTTGTTGTTCATTCATAACCTTCTACATTTTGTTTTAAATATTCTTCTAATTCTTTTAATGTATTAAATTCAGGAGTAAAATGAACTCTACCATCTTTATAAACATAATCAGATATATAAACTTGATATAATTCTTCTATTTTTGATAAATGACTATGCTTTTTAATAGCGTTATTAATATAAATATAGTTTTTAGAACCGTGTAATTTAATAAGTTTATTAATTATTTTTTTCATAATTTTATAATTTTAGGTTTAAAAATACCTGTACATTAAAAACATACAGGTATAAGTACTACAGCCATTTACTATTTTTCTAATTCTTTTCTTTCATTATCAAGATTGCGGTTAAGAGCTAATTCAGATTCAAACTTTAGAGGATAACGTGCTTTAAGTTTAGCAATATTATTTTCTAATGCTTTATTAGTATTAATATTAAGTAAATTTTCACCGATATATACCCACATAATAAATCCATCTTGAATACTAGCATGACTTGAATTATCTTTATCATCTGATTGAGCAGTTTTAAATGCAAAACCAAAATCCCAAAGTATATCTTCTACATTATTCTCTTCAATGAATTTCTTTATGTCATTTTTGAATTCATCATCAATGGTTTCTTCTACTAATTGTATACCTACTCTAGTAGCTTCATTAGCTAAATACCAACTTACATCAGCCCATTCTTCTCCAATGTTTATTAAATCCAAAGTTTTTCCATAAGCTAATTCTTTTTTGTAAGCATCTATTAATTCTCCAATTTCACTCATTACTCCCATTTTCATATGTCGAGCATTAGCTTTATTGGTAGATAAATTAACACAAGTTCTACTTGCTGAGGTTTGATATTCTTGATAAGTCATTATAATTGTATATTTAAGTATTTATTACATAATATTTTAAATGAATAAGGTTCTTTACTTACTACTTGTACAGCTAAATATTGTTCAAGATAATCAACTAAATACATATATTCTAATCCTTTTTCATAAGTATTAAGAGGTTCTGTCTGCCAATCTTCCATACTAGTAGGAATACATTCATCAAGAACACAATTATTAATAAGTTGATTTAATAAATTATTAGCTAATATAGAACAATCTGATTTAGTATATAGTGCTTTAAGTAAATTACCAGCATTATAAATAATCTGCACATGAAGTAATCTCTTTTTATTGAGATACTGTTTTTCGGTTAATTCTTTTCTTGTAGATAACAGTTCATAATATTTATCTATTATTGTATCCATTGGAGTAAGTTATTATCTTTATAGTAATTCATTAGTTTTTCTTTACTCCACACTATAATATTAGATTCGTGTTTATTATTATGTTCACGATAATTTTTAAAATTATCTTTATTATCCATATTACCTGATAAGTGAAAGATATTATTACCCCATTCGTAAACATAACTAATAGGTAAACTACTATCTATTATATAATTAGTAGGTATGCTAGTAATATAATCATATAAACCTTTTTGAGAATCTTGATAAACTCTATTATTATGATAATTTTTTATAAAATCAGGTTTCAAAAACCAAGTACCTTCTGCATTATTTTCTGTAATTGATATTTCTTTGTTTTGTTTATTATAAAATATAAATTGTTTAGCTTTATATATATCTCCTTTAAAAGTAGTTATAGCATTAAGAAAATTAGAAAAATAAATATCATCATCTTGCCAAAATGTAATAATATTATCTTCTTGAAATAATATACTTTTAAAATACTCAAAACTATCATATATAATTTGACCTAAATTATTATATTCTTGATTAGTTTCAGTACTTATATGATTATTCCATATCTTAATATTTTGACTATTATCAAATTCATGTAATGTTATGTTACAAGATGAATTATTAAATATTAATAATTGTTTATTAGTATATTCTTGTTCTAACCAACATCTTATACTTCTACCTAATAGTTCAGGTCTATTATAAGTATATAATAAAGCAACGTGTCTTAATCTTTCCATATAAATTTAGTTTTATAGTATTTCCCATTAGGAATGGAGGAGTAAATGCAGATACTTTTGATACGAGGATTAGAAGTAACTACTATGTCTAACGCTTTAAATTGTGTTTTAGTAGTAATAGTAAAAACTCTATTAAAATATCTAATTCTTAGATACCAAAGATATATCCATTTCATTCTTTCCTAATGGGATTAGTTCATAATGCTTAAATCCTTAACAAATACTTTTTGTAGTAAATTTAATTTAGTACTTTCAGTAAGGATAGTACTCTTTTTAAGACTTTCTGTTACTGCATTATATACATTCCACATTGAAGTTTTATCATCTCTAATACCGTATAAGCTAGTAGCATCCATAAGACTATTAACAGCATCACTAACTGGATTAATACCAAATTCTTTGTTCTTTTTAGCAAAGAATAAAAGTTCACCAGCCAATTCATAAATTTGATTTTTATTAAGATTAACATCCCAAAGATATTCAGCTACTCTTTTATATTTAAGAACATCATTCATACTTTCTTCAATATAACCTTCTGTTTCTTTATAAACATCTTGATAAGAACCAGTAAGTTGTACTGTTTTAATGTTATTAGCTCCAAAAATAGCTCCATTAGAACAGAAATCAACTCGTTTACCTCTATATAATCTCATTTCTGGTTTAAGAGAACTAAGAGTATATACAAGACCGATTTCACTAAACATATCTTTAAAGTTTCCTGTAATATCAGGAATCACATTAAAACTTTCTGGTAATTTAGCTTTAGCAATTACACTACCATAACTAATATTTTGCTTAACAGGGGCATCAGCATTAAGTTCACTTGTTAATACATCTACTTTTTCTTCATTTACTGTTTTATCATCAGCTTGAAACATCCACTCAACCCCTTGAATACCTTCAAACTTTTGAAGAAAAGGTTCTAAATAATCCAGAGTATGTTTAAATTTCAATGTCTCTGATTTAGGATGCACATAAATTTTACTATTTTCAAGTTGCTTAAAATCTAGGATTTCTGCCATTTTTGTATGATTTTATGATTTATATATAAAAATAGACTGCCTTTTAAAGACAGTCTAAATTTACGGATTAAAATTTGATTTGCAAAATAATTAAGCTATATTTTTCTTGTTTTTATAAATATTAAGAGTCTTTATTTTATTATCTTCTTCTCCTGAATAACTAATAGTTATTTTATAAGTTTCTTCTCCAAGATGATTTAATAATTCTTCTCTTAATTTATATATTCCTTTAGGATTTTTAACTCTTGCAAATTGACCTTCTGGTAATTTAGGAAGATAACTAATAAGAAATTCAAGTTGATTGTTATCAATTTGAGTTCTAGTAAATTTAGTATTTATAATTTCAATTCCGTATTGACTTAATAGTTCTGCTTCTGGTAAAACAATATCTTTTGCTTTATTATTTAAGTATTCTTGTTCATAAATTTGAAAAATTGTTTTCACTAGTGCTTTTACACCATCTTTAGTAAATTCAGTTTGATTTCCTATTACTAATTCAATAATTTCTGCTAGTGCAGTATCTTGTGTTATTGCAGTATCCATTTTATTTCGTTGTTTGTTGTTAATTTAAGTAATTGATTAGTTTTATTAAATACATTATTATATTCCCAACTTCTTTGTTCATAAGCTGCTCTAGCAGGATGTTCTATTTCATAAATAGTATGATAAAAATTACCAATATATTTTTTAAATTTAGCTGCTTTAGCTCCCATTAGGATAAAGACTATGGGTTCAGGAAGACCATTCAAAGTTTCTATAACTCTTTGTATAAACTTTTCCCAATAAACAGCATGACTATTAGGTTCACCTTTTCTTACAGTTAAACTACTATTTAGTAATAGTACACCTTGATTAACTAAATGTAGTAAATCATTTTTCAATACATAATTATCAGGATAATTAAGGTCTTCTCTAATAGCTTTTTCTATGAATTGAAGACTAACAGGTTTCTGTGATTTATTAGTTGCAAAAGCAATACCGTTTGCATTATCATTACTATAGGGGTCTTGCGCTAGAATACAAACACGTATTTTACTAATATCAGTTTCAAATGACTTAAACACATTTTCCTTAGAAGGATAAACCACATATTTATTTCTTTCATCACCATTAATTTTAGTTAATAAATCACTAAACCATATTGCATTTATTTCATCTCTTAAATGATTAAACCAACTCCAATGAAGTCTTGTTAAAATTGCTTTTTCCCATTCAGTAATTTCAGCAACTTTAAGTTTTGAATGTTTATTTTCAATAAGAGGAATAACATAATTGTTATAAGCACCTTCTTGATATGAATAATGTCTAGTAGGCATTTCCTTACCATCCATATAAACATCCATTACAGTTCTTACTAAATTATATCCAAGTGGAGAATAGATGTTAATATCCATATCTCTCTTTTTACAATATTCTAATATACTACTTCTAATAGAAACTTGATTATATTCGACTTCTTTAGCAGAAGGAACATAAATAAAATGTTTACTCAAACTAAGTTGTAGTTGTCTCATTATTTATTTTAAGTTAATAATAAAAATAGCTACCCAACAAAGTCGAGTAGCTATAATGATTCATGCGATATACCAAATTATTTAATTACTAAATGTTGTTTTTCAATTAATTCGACTCCTGGAACATAATCACCTTCTTCTATAACTTTCTTTATAGTTACTTTATCAGGTGTCATTTCAAAGTCTGTTTCTTCATATCCATTGTCTAACATATCTAAATAAGTAGTCATATCTAATTTAGCTTTTAACCTAGTACTCTTATAAGCAAAAGGAACTATTTCTAAATTATCTATATTAACAGCTTTTGATTTACCAACAGATAGATTAAAATCACCTATTTTTACTTTACCTCTTAATTTTACAGAGTCTAAAAGTTTGGTTTTTAAAGTGTCTAATGTAGTGTCAATAGCCTTATTTTTGGCTTGTAATCGCTTTATTTCAGAGGCTCTAAGGTCAGCCTCATTCTCTAAATTTTTAATCAACCAGATGTAATTTAAGGCTTTTTTCTCAAATTCATTATTATTAACAGTAAGAACTTCATTAAGTTCATCTGTTAATTCTCCTCCATTTTCAATAAGTTCTTGTGTTGCTTTTTGTAAATCAGCGTCTATTTCCCAAAGTGATTTCAT